GCCATGATTTCAGCTTCTACATCGATACCATGCATAGCTTGTGCGTCTTGAGCACTTTCAAATGTCCAACGAGCTTGTAACTTACGTGTCTTAGCTTCAACAGCTTGTTTCAAGATCTGGATGGAGATCTGCTTACCGCCTGTACCTTCCATAGTGGCTGTATTGTTACCAGTATAACCAGTAGCAGTAGTAGTACCTTGTGGAACTGTAGAGTATGCTGTAGCAATGGTGAATGGGCTTAAAGCTTCTTGACCAGCTGTTACAGAAGTAGCGGCTAAACTATTATCAGTTAAACTCTGAGCATAGCGTACACGTAATGTGTGGATTTGGCTTACAGGACCAGTCATTGGCTGTACACCAACCAACTCGTTAGCGATAACGGTTGGCATTACACGACGGATTACTGGGAGAATAACACGATTCAATGTAGCAATGTTACCACTTGCTGTTGAACCTGAACTTGCGTTCTCTTTCAAATACTTGCGTGTATTTTCTAGGATTACACTCATTGAATTGCGCTTGGAACCGCCTAGGCCTTCAAGCAACGCATCTTTGGTTTCGCCCCAACGGCTTTCTAATAAATCTTGTGACATTTAAGTCTCCTTTTTCTTTTCTTTTTACAGCCCTGCCAAACGCTTTAAGTCGATGACATTGCTTTCGCTCAGCTCATCTTGCTCTTGGCTACGGGCAGATTTATCGCCAGTTACTTCGGTTAATGATTCTGTAATCACTGTTTTACGAGCTTTTACTGAACGATTTTCCAAAACAGCTGGAAGATACTTTTCAAATGCGTTCTTTAGACGGGTAGTCTGAACGCTTTCGAGTAAATTACGCATTACTTCTGCTTTTTCCTCGTTTAAAGGAGCTAACAGGTCATCCATTGTGCGGGTGCGCTCATTGGACTCTTTAAGGATGCGTACTTCACGTTCCTTGGATTCGACAAGAACAGTTGCTTTCTTGGCGAATTTGATGGCTTCAGCAATCTTCTGATCTTTTTGAGCTAGCATATTATGTAACTTGCGAACTTCCGCTTTCTCATTTAAATGAGTTGCGCCAAATTCAGCTGAGTATGCTTCAAAAATACGACGTCCAAAATTGTTCTCGCGAGCAACTTGGATATCTTCTTTCAGACTACTTAATTCAGCCTTGAGATGCTTGGATACAGCTTGTGTCATCTTTTGAGCAGATTCTTTTACGAAACGTGCTTTTAAGCCTTCTAACTGGCTACGAGCATTTGTAACTAAACGAACTTTAGTTTCAACTACATCGCGCTTGTCTTGGGCAAATTCTTGGATTTCACTAGCTAACGCATGAACGATGAAACCTTCTAACTTCTTAAGGCCTTCGTTATGTGTTTTACGATCTCTACGCAGTTCGCCAATTTCTTCCGCTAATTTGGAAACCATAAAGCTATTAAACTTGTTGGCGTCTTCTTTAATTTTGCGTTGGAATTTAACACGATCTTCAGCGAGAGCAGATTTTTCTGCTCGTAACTGTTGAACTTCTGCGATGAGACTTTCTGATACCATGCGATCAAGGGCTTCGACCATCACTTGTTTGTCATGCTCATAGCGTTGTGCAAACTCTTCGCGGAGTTCTGCACGTGCTAGTTCCTTAGCTTCAACAATCTTGGCTTCCCAAGCTTCGTTGATTTCAGCTTTCGCTTCTTCGGTAACTAACTCACTATCTAACAACGGCTTTAGTGCGTCTAGCATTTTATTTCCCTTCAATCTTAAGACCACGTATTAGTCGAATTACTTCGTTCTGTACGTATCTTTGTGCTTTGTTGCTTTTAGCTGGGTCCTTAAACATTTCCAAAATCTTTTGTCCGCCGGTATGATTTAACAAACCTTCGTAAATTGCTGTTGGATATGCGTTTGGAGCACTTGGCTGAGCAACTACATCAACAGTGACTATTTCAAAGTCACTGACATGTCCGGTTCTGTCGTCGACGTTTCCTGATCCACGACTACTAACCCCTAGTTTAACACCAGAGTCTAACATAGTCTTAACTAGTTCGCCCATTGGTGTAGGTAATATTTTAAGTTTGCCATAGCCGTCTGCGCCATTCATCCACATTTTTTCAATCATGTGACTTACACGATCTAAATTAATTTTTAAATCATCTGGGTGATCTACTTCACCTAATACAGAGTGACCTGTTTTAAGTTGTTCGTTGATGGTTTGAACAGCAGTAGCAATTTCTCTTGCTGGATAGATACGCTCATTTGCATTCAACTTATCGCCTTGAATACAAATTCCCTCCATATAGAGGGTTTTGATTTTCTTACCAGAACCATCTTCTGCTTCCTCAGACAAGAGTTTAACCTCTGCCTGAGTAAAGCTAAGATGTTCCTTGAGATAAGTGTTGCGAGCCATATCTATGGATTAACCTTTTGGAAAAGGTGTGCGTGTGTTTTGACCACCTTGGTCAAACTTTGGCTTAGGAGCGGCTTCTAACTTACTGCCGTTCTTAGCTGGTACATTTTTAAACTGTCCTGCGCCTGGCAAATTTCCACGGCCTTTGTCAGCATAGCTTGTTGGAGCTTTATAAGCTGATGTGCCATCTGGATTTGCTTCAGTTGCTGTGTTACGGACTGGCTTTGCGGCCATGCCAGCTGCGCCTGAATTGGCTGCTACTGGGCTCTTAGAGTTAGCACCGTTGTCGCCGTGTGTTGGGGCCGCAACTTTAGCTAAACTAATATTTTCGCTCATTGGCATGTCTTGGAATTCACTTGTGTCATCATCTGCGTATGCGTCACCGCCTACTTCACCGTCTACTGGCTCCATATCGAACTCGTCATCGCCGTGTCCTTCACCAGCTTCGTCGCCCATAAGAGCTTCAAATTCAGCCATTAATTCGTCCAATTTATCTTCTAAATCGACTACGCGATCTTCAATATCGCCTTCTGCGTCATGATCGTGTTCCATGTCTTTAGTTAAATCTTCGCCATCTTCTTCAGCTTCGTCATCAAACTCAGCATCGGACTCTTCGGTCATGCCTTGCTCCTCTGTTTCAACTTCGCGCATTAAATCTTGGCTAGCAGACCCAGATGAATCGTCCATGTCTTCTTCGATAGGCTCTTCTTCACCTTCTTCATCTTCGTCTGTGCGATCTTTTTCGTCATCATACTCGATGTCTTTGGCAACTTTTTTGCCGGCACGTTCAGCGTGATCGTCTTCTTCAGCATCAGACTCTTCGTTCATTAAATTCTCATAGATTTCGCGTGATTTCTCAACTACGATATCATGGAATAATTCTTTAGCTTTCGCTTCGTCATCATTGATTACATATTCAATCAATTGTTCAAATTTCGATGTCATTTATTTCTCCTTTAGAATGGCTCGTACTTTATTTACTAAAGTAAAGTAATACTAGTGTATTATAGGGAGAAAAGTGGGTGTTTTATGTAACTTTTATTAAAAAAGATTACACCGCTGGCTCTGGGGGAGGAGCATATTGCATATTGACATATTTTAATTTGTCTTTAAATTCAATTTCGCGTAGTTCGTTCATCTGTCTTAACTTGCGAATTTGCTTTAATGTAAGGCGAGTCTTACGCAGTTGACCCATTTCTGGTTGCGAATTATCGTCATTTAAGTCCTGATATGCTGAAGGACTTTTTTCGTAGAGTTCATTTAAAATCATAGCTTAGTATTTAGCCATTATATTTTAAAGTGAATATTTGATTTTATTTGGGTTTTTTAGCTGTAAAAGTAGCAGTAGATGTAGCTTTATCTACACTCATGTATGCTGTGCAAGCAAAATTCCAGTCGTCATTTCCTAGGCCATCGCCAGATATTTCGTCACGACAGGGAACTTCTAAGACAACATGTTTAACAATATATTCTTTATCACCTTCGAATATGCGCCAAGCATGATCTTTGGAGCCTCTACCAGGTTGTCCTCTAGATTTATTAAAACGGATTAGATATTTGTTCATATTATACTAGCTTGTGCGCCTGGTCCTGCGCTAACTTGTGTATTTATTTGTTGTTTAGCCACTACACCCAAGTTAAAATGTATGAATCTAAATGGTTTATCGGCAGGATTCTTAGTAAATGAATGTGGTAACCACGAATTAGTAAACATCATAGTACCAGCTTCTGGCATAAAATTAATCATAGTACTGCCATATGTAGCTAATGACATGTCTTGTTCAGGAAGATTTGAAAATATCTTAGCTGGTCTTGGGTCATGTATGATAACTCTGGTCGAATTTTTAGGAACATCTAAAAAATAAAATCCAGAAATCTGACTGCCAGGATGTACATGTTCTTCTTGTCCAGAAAATTTATAATGTTCTTGTGTCCACATTTCAAAAAACGCTACATCCAAGTTTGTTAAATTATATCCTTGTCTAGTTAAAATATCTTTAGATATGTATGCTATAAAATTTGTAAACTCGCCAAGTCTAGGATCTGTGTACATATTTTCAGACATATAAACAGGATATATCTCATCTAACTTGCTATTTTTTTTAATGCGATTGACATATTCTCTAGAAATTTTATTAACGTCTTTAAGAAATTCTGGCTTTTGTACAGTATATACAGCAGAAGTAAAATAATGCCACTCATTCAACTGTAATTGATTAGCTTGAGTTGTTTGACTAGATGAGTCGTCCCCGATGATTTCTACTTTGCTTGCCATAATTTTCCTAGGTTATGTATAGATAATAACAGATATTTTACTACTTGTCAACTACTATTTGATATTTTGATTAAGCGCCGGCACCAGTAGCCGCTGGGCTACCTGCTGAGCCACCAGGAGGAGTAGCAGGCATTTCGCCAGGGCCAGCTCCGGTATCGGTTTCTGCTGTACCTAACCCAGAATCAGCCATTTCTGCGCCAGTGGCAATGTCTGCATCCATGGCAGATGGCATTACTCCAACATTACGCAGATCTTTACCTTGTGCTTTTATCTGACTAGCTACATCGCGTTCTTCTTGCCACAATGTTTCATTTTCAAGAATTTCTTCATCAGTTAAACCTAAATATCGTTTAAGCAAAAAGCGTTTACTCATATATGGCAACGGTTCAATAGCTGAAAAGGTAGCAACACGAGCTGTATCAAGTTCTGACTGACGGTAGCTGGCAAAATTTTGTGGCTCAGATAAATTAATACTAAAGATTCCGCTGTCAATGTTGAAACCTCTCCAGCGTAAAAACAATTTAAATTCGTCATCTAACTTTTGCATAATCAGCTTTTGTAAGCGTTCACAATACTTGTTAAATCGGAATTCTTGAATT